TGTTTGCTTGATAAAATTCCTCTATTTTTATTAGGTCATCATTAGAGTATCGATGCTCAGGGTTGGTCATTTCGTAAACATCGTTGAACCTTTGAGCCGCTTGAAAACGATCAAGGTTACTTTGAGCTACTTCCTGATCTGTTCTTATCGAATCTGTTGTAGCTTTGTTTTTACTGATATTTGATTCGTTCAGCTTATACTCAGGAGAAGTAGGATCTGACAATGCTGCCTGCTTATCCGCTGCGATTTGTGCGTTTATCAAAGCAGTTTCAGCAGCCGTCTTTTGATTGCCAGCCGTTATCCGATTTGTCTCTGCCTTGTAGGTATTAAGCTTTTCAGCGCTATCTTGAGCCTTCTCTTTAATGTCCAAGTCTCTTGCCCGATAATCGGCAGTCGCGGCATCAGTCTCGGACCTGTACTTCATGTCCTCCTCTAGCCGTCTTTCTCTTAGCTGTTGATCCTTAACATTGCTCATCAGCCCAAAGCCCGTTCGGAAACCCTCTGTAAAACTCATGATAAATACCTATGAAAATAATTTATTGAGTAGGAATGCTGCGCCTAAACCTATAGCTATGGGTCCAGCCAGTGTTGCTAGTGATGACATCCATCCTGTGGATGCTGCTGCCCCAACCTCTGCTCCAACAGCCGTGACAGTTCCTGCACCCTCTCCAACAGCCGTGACAGTTCCTGCAACCTCACCCGCGCCAGCTAATGCTTCTGTAGCGGCAAGAGCATCCCCGCCAGCTTGACTCAGGGCTGTCACTGATTCGGATACTCCGGCAGCGTTAGACATCAAGGGTGCCTCTGTGGCAACGCCCAGCGCCTTTGCTGACTCAGCTCCTAAGCCTTGCAACTGAGCGGCAGAGCCAATTTCGGGAGCGCCAGCAATAGTACTCATTTGAGGCAGACCACCTGTACCTGCGTTCACCCCTGTCCGCGTGATAGCTAGCCCGTTAGGTCCAGCGATAGACGGTGCGCCTCCAGCGGCTTTCAGCCCAGCCAGTTTGTTAGCCCCGACCATCCCGCCAATACCTGCGCCAGTGCCCATAGTCTGAGATGCTGCGGCAGCTTTCTGCGCCTCTATCGCCAGTCTTTGCTCCTCTTCTCTCGCCTCTGCGGCAGCTACTGCGCCCATACCCTTGTTAGCAATGTTGCGTAGGTTTAGTCCCGTTGTAAGCACTGTCATGATAATGAACCTCTAGCTTTCGCTGTTACGGGTGCCCCGCCCGCTAAAAGCAGGTCGCGACGTTCTGCGTCACGGAGCCTTGTGTCGTTTAATCCGCCAACCAGACCACCAACAGCGGTCGTGCTGTTAGCAAAGTTGCCTGTGCCCTGAAGACCCATGCGACTCATGTCACGGTTTTGTTGACCCTGAACATTTGTAACGGCGCTGCCCATATTTGAGCGTGTGCGTTCTAAATCTCCAGCTAAAGATTGAGTGCCGGTTGCCGTGATTTGTCCCGCCATAAAATTTTCTAGGGGAGCAAAGCGCTGGTTGTAGTCTCTGGTCTGCGCTCGTATCAGGTCTGCATACAGTTGATCGGCAGGCATATGCTTTCTGTCAATGTGACTATATTGCGAGGGGTTTATAGACGCATAAGGATTGTTGGGGTTGTAAAACGAACTAACCTCGCTAGCCGTCTCTGGATTCAGATACGTTAGAAACTGGTTGAAATCCATCATCCTCGACCTCCTAGTCCGTATCCTGCTGTCATACCTGCGCCGGTTCCCGCGATACTAGCTAGACTCTGAGACTTAGCGAAGTCTGCTTGCGCTGCTGCGCCCGCACGATCCAGACTGCTCTGCATCCTGTCGATGTTTCCCTGAACTGCTTGAGTCTGTAGTCCTTGTCCCATTGCGATAACGTTACCTAGACCTTGATAAGCTGCGTCGGTATAACCCAGACCAGCATCGGCTCCAGCCAGACCCATGCCTCTAGCCTGTGCTTGTCGAAGCGCGTTTGACTCACCTTGGGCACGACCAGACATTGGGTCTAGTCCAGCTTGAAACTGAGCGCCACGCATGTCGTTAAAGCCTTGCTCATAGATAGCAGAGGTTTGATTCTGAGCTGCCGCCATTGCTTGATCGGATGCACCGTCTTCAAACATTGCCTTGGTGTCAGAAATAAACATGTTTTCTAAGGGGACAAACACTTCGCCATAACGCTGTAAAGCGTTGGCTGCTTGTTGCGCTAACGCCAATTTGCTTTCTTGCTCTTTCGGATCGTCTCCGCCACCACCACACATAGGCTAAACCTCGTTCTTAAATAAAAGCCCGACTTGCTTGAAGCCTGAGCGCTCTAGTAATCCTTTGTAACCCTTACCCGCTATGCCTGAAGTGATACCGAATGCTACTTCCAAAGCATCCTTTTCTTCAGCCCACTTACAAAAGCTTGATATCATCGTTCTAACAGCACGAACTATGCCGGTCCTCTTATCTGGCTTAAAAACTATTGCCAGTTCTTGGGCTATTTTTTTGTCGGAGAAAAAGTACTCAACGACATTGCCCAAAAAGAAACCGATTATCTCTCCGTCATCTTCCGCAACTAATAAGAAAGTGTCTGACAGTGGGTCTGATCCGCTTTTAAGAAAGCCGTAAGATTTCCCGTCAGACCATCCGCAGTTCTTGTAGTTGCTGTTTTCTTGGAACCAGATGCCCAAGTCATTGAACTGTTTGAAGTCGTCTAACGACGGACTGCGAACGACAATAGCCACTAAGCTTGCCTTTGTTTTGTTGGGTGTTTTTTAGCTATATTCGTTTGATAACGAGGAGCTATATTTCGGGTGAGATGTTCCGGATTCGGAGTCCCGCTTTACCCTTATGATACTGCAAAATCAAGTAAAATACTAAAAAAGCTTAGTTGTTAGGTCGGAAGAACTGGCACTAATTCCTCTACCAAGTAGATCGAAGACACCTTGTCCGGTTCCTGCTCAAAGAGAGCAGCGATCATGGCAGGGAAGTCTCTTAGTTCTTCTCGATACTCCTTCCAGGACAGCTTTGTCTCGACACTTAAAGGACTATCTACGGCTTGAGTCCAGTCAGTATCAGTTAACAGCCCACCGCGTAAATGTCGTGCAGCCGCCACAGGATCAAAGGCAGGAATGTCCTTTGGTGTTACTTGACCATCGATAACTAAAATGTTTTCAAAAGGGATATCTTCGCTAACCGTTAGCAGATGAGCTTCACCTTCCTCTAAATTAGCCTCCGCCATACTTAGCGAGGTCACCATTATTCTTGGTTCGCCTGTCGATACTTTATAAATTATATGCATAGTTTAAGTTGTCTTGTGTATTCTGAAGACCCGAATGTACCCGCCCTGATACCCGAAACCGCTGGTTTGATTTACATTTGATCCGACAAAACCTTTTAGGTGCCCGTAAAGCTTAAACTGATATTGTACGCCTGCACTCAAGGGTAAAACCGCAACTTTTGAATGATCGTTCAAAGGGTGTGAACTATAATATTTAGCAGGAGTGGTGCTAGTTCCATGACTGACCCAAGCGCTGCCGGTATACCTGTTTACTTGTAACATAACCTGACTAGCAGAGACGCTGCTAGTGCTAGGCACTCCGCCAAATGGAGAAGCGCCAAAGTCTATGTAGTAGTCTCCTGACTCCTTCAAAGCATTACTAGCCAAATTTAAAGTCATTAACACGGGCAAAGTAGAAGTTGAGCCTAGAGGGTAATATAAATTGGTCACTGTGTATTCGTAGATGGGAGCCGATTGTGTAAACGAAAAGGGATACGCAGTCTGGTTGGCAGTGAAGTACAGCGGATTGACCATAGAGCCTTGAGCTATAACGCCTACCGCGTCAAAAGATAAATTTTCATACTTAACGCCTTTAGTTTGGCTTCCCGTGGCAAGAATTAACTCGTCATTAGCGTTAGAATCTAAGTATTGGTTGTCAATGTTCAGCTTGTCAGCATTTATATCGTTAGCATTTATTCTTTCCGTGACGTTTATATAGCCACTAGTGATCTGCTCGGCAGTAACCTCTTTAATCTTTGCTGATTCTATTGAAGCGTTTTTGATGAAAGCGGTATCCATGTACACGCCAGCAGGAACAGACACATCACTTCCGCCTACCTCAATGACTTCACTTGTCTGCTGAACCACAAACGGAAGCGCCAACCCGCTTTCCCATTTTGAGCTTGGCGGAGAGTTAACACCCGATTCAGAGTTGTGAGTAGAGTTTGCTATGTAAATTTGACCACCAGAAATAACCTGATCGCCGTTGATGTAAGTTCGCCCTGATGTCCAATTCGGGGTATCAGACGATGCCTGATTAGGCATAATGCCAAAACGATCTGCGTTGACATAAAAGCTACTAGTACTGTTGTCTGCCGCATCAACCGTTGTGGCTAAACCGAAACCCGCAACGTGACCATTGCTATCGATCTTAACTGTATACTGTGCTTCTAAGCCACCAATCTTGCTAGCTTGCGCGTCAAAACTCTGCTGCACAGTTGTCGTTCCTAGATCATCAAGTTGAGCTTCAACGCCCGACGTTCTTGATACTAGGCTACTATCGCCTTCCGTGACAATCGCGTTTAAGGTATCTAGAGCGCCAGCAAACGCCAAAGTCTCAAGCTCCCACCAAGCCGAATTTTCCGCCGCTGTTGGATTTTTATTATAATTGTTGCCTTGTTTAGACTTGTAGATTTTCACGGGACCATACGCTACTCCTCTAGTAAAAACTGTATCGCCTTCGTTATAAGTCACGGTAGGAAGCCAACCAGTCTTTCCTGTGATATCCGCAAATATCACTGCGGTTGCAGCGTCAATTTTATCCAGCGTCGCTATTCCTTCCTCGGTCCTTGTATTGTATTGGCTTAACGTTGAAGCAACGCTCGTTCCTCCGAGGTCACCCACCTTTTCTGTGAACTGCCCACCCACATAACTTGTAGTTGCTGCCTCGGTGTCCACAAACGTGGTTAGCGAATTAACTGCGGTTGCGCTAGCCAGAGTGTCTAGCTCCCAAAAATTGGTATTAACAGACCCGTTCGTATTTGTTGGTGAGTTTGCACTATTATTGTCTGCTTTCGACTTGTATAGCTTTTTCACGCCATTGGCAGTTGTGTGAACAACTCTGGCTCCCGCAGAATAGGTAGTGTTACTATTCCACTCGTCCACACCTACCAAGTTGTTAAACAGATTGCTCTGTAACACTGACACATCGCTGCTTTTTGCGTATTCGGCTTCTACCTCTGCCGCTGTTGTCAAGCTTACCTTTTGCCAATACCCAGTAACAGACGGCGAAAAGAAAACAGTGGTAGATATGCCATCAATAACCACAGTGGCTGCTGTGGTTTGCAAAGCCCTGTAAATCTTGCCATCGTAAGTAACAAGGTCATTAACATCGTAAGTGGTTCCATTAACCCAGCTAGCAGGGTCGGTGACATTGGCATAAATATTTGACTCAAGCGTATTCAAGCTGCTTGTAGTTGCTTTTAAGCCCACCTCAACTGAAAGCTCAGTAAGTGCTGACCCAGTAGCAAATCGAGCGATAGCCCAGAACGTTGCATTCGGTGGTTCTTGGTTTGTTGATGCCGCAACAGCTTTGTACAGAATATCGTGACGAGTAACTCTGGCACCCTCGGCATAACTTGTTGTCGGTGACCAATCAGGCGCTCCTGAAGCACCGCCGAAGATAGATGCATCCAAGGCTGTAACATCCGTCGCTCTTGCATAGTTGTCTTCCACGTCGGTTGTTAAGGCACTCACCGCTGATGCTAGTGAAGCGGCATCTATTACCCAATAATCGTTTCCGCCGACAACGGGTTCTGAAGTGTCAATAGCCCACTTCGGGTTTTCTCCGGATATGTTGTCGTGAGGCGTAGCGTTACTGTTAGCAACAAGACACTTGTAAGGGAGCGTTACACCACCATTGGTATATTTGACGATGGCATCTACTGCATAAGTGGTGCTTGAACTCCAAGACGATAAGCCTTCTAAAGTTGCTTTGCGAGATTTATAAATTCGTTGATCGTGATATACCCTATCACCGAAGGCATAAGCGCTAGTATTTGCCCAAGCATTTAAGCCTACAACATTCTCAAACACCGCCGCGTTCAGAGCTGTAAACTCGCTCGCTTTAGCTGCATTTGTGTCTGTGTAAGTATTCGCTGACACTAACGCTCCAGCAGCAGCGCCAGTATTTTCTTTGCCGCCAAGTGCCGCGTTAGTGACAGCCTGACTTGCTAAAGTATCTTCGTCCCAGTATGCAGAGACCGTGGTGGGTGTCTGCTTATTGCTTGCGCTAGATTCTAGTATTGCTATGTAAATCTTTTTATCAGCGCCTGTGCCATGCGTTACACGACTACCAAGAGTGTAGGTCGTATTTTCATCATATGCAGACAGACCTGTGAGGTTGCCAAATGTTGCTGATTCAAGATTGGTCAGATTAGTAGCAATCGCGTAAGTGGTAGCCGCTGTTGCTTCTGATGAAGCTAAAACCGATGCTGTAGTTATACTATCGGAGACCCATTTGCTAGTGTCTACCCCCCCTGGTATTACATTTTCTGATGCAGCAACAGCGCGGTAAAGTCTCTTTTCATAGATGACTCTATTGCCTTGTGAATACAAAGTGCCTGCATCCCAATTGCTTACGCCCGTCAAGCTGTTAAGCATGGCGGCTTCTATGACCTCGGTCGCGTCAGCAGTGGCGTAGTCACTCGTAAGTGTGTTGGACAGCGCAGTAACCGCTGAAGCCGCAGCAACCGTATCAAGCGCCCAATAACTACTATCTGGTGGCGCTACGTTTGTTGAAGGAGCTATTGCGCGATAAAGTTTTTTATCATGGACAACTCTGGCACCGGCGCCATATGCGACCGCAGTTGTTGGCGGGGTGGCGCTAGAGTCTGTCCCAACCCAATTAGGCACACCCGTCATGTCGTTGAAGACCGCAGTTTGAAGACTAGTAAGCTTGTCCGCTGTTGCTTCCAAACCCGTACCAGTATGGTTAACAGCGTTAGTCAGCGTGTCTAAAGAGTCCGCTGTAGCGATAACACCCTCCGCGCCACCAACGGTTGTCTGCAACGCTTTAATCGCAAGAGCAGCAGCGGACGTACTGGTCGAATCAACAGTGTTAATCGCTAGGATCGCTGCACTGTTCGCTGCTGTAACAGACCCCAAGCTCGTATAGTCGCCAATAAGCGACCAGTTGGAGTTGCTGCTGCTGGGTTCGGAGTCAGTACTGGTTACCAAAGCTGCCCACAATTTGTCATTGTGACGAACTTTTTTGCTGACATAATCTCCGGTAAGTTGCCAGTTGCTGTTAGTGCTTGCCTCTGGATTGCCAGCAGACGTTGGTTCAGAAGCGCTGTTTATAGCTAACGCTTTCCATAATTTGTCACCGTGACGCACTACATCGTCAATCGCGTATGACTGGGAAGTACTCCATAGTGCTTCGACAGTGTAAGTAGTAGTTGCGCTCCACGCAGCTATACCTGCGATGTCGTTTATCTGCGCTTGAAGCGCGTCGCGGGCGGCAGTTACTGCTGCTCCTCTAGCATTAGCCTCAGCGCTAACCGCTGCAACTCTCGCATTAGTTTCGACAGTAATCGCTGCGGATCGATTACTCGCTTCCTCAGCAATCCGATATGCAACAGTATTTGCTGTGGTAGCTGGTCCAGAAATCCTCGAAATTTCTGCTCCAAGATTAGTCGCTAACTGAGACTCACTGATTGAGCCAGCCAGCAAGCTTAGAAGCTTTGTTATATCTGGCGAAGTTTGTCCCTGTGTTCCGCCTGACTGATTGAACGGACCCGCAACGCCATTTTTGTTTACAAGTCTTACCCAATAATAATATGTTTGACCTCCGCCCACGGGGTCCGAAAACAATCCAACAGTAGAGGATGACTGACCTGCAAGTGTTGCGTCAGATATGCTGTCACTTGTATGACGATGAACTTCCGTATAGCTGTGACCTTCATACAAGGGTATGTTCCAAGAAAGAAGCATGTTTTGAAACGCGCCGCTGACCACTAAATTTGTAGCCGCTGGAGGAGTGTCGTATACGATATCGTTTGTCGGTGGTGCCAACCCAGACGATCCGCCAGAAAATGTAACAGACCCGACTGCAAGTTTTGCTATGCCGCTGTCCAGCAAATCTCTTGCCGTAATAGCACGATCCAAGGGGCTTCCAGCGTACCCGCACAACACATCAAGATTGTTCTTGACGGTTTCGCCGAATCTTTTGTCTTGTCCCGACCACTTTGGTGGGACAGGCATGTTGCCTCTATTGGACACCTATTTCCTCCGCAGATTCGTACACGCATACTTCATTGATTGCTACAGAACCAGCAAGCTCGATCTCGAACTCGTTAGCCTTGTAGCCGCTTGGCAGCCTGAAGGTGTTACTATTGGTAACAGTTTGCGTATGCTTTAGTTCTCCGTCAGCGTATAGCTTCATAGTAGGGTTAGGGCTATAACTGTCACACTCTACCTTTGCCACTGCTGGGTTGATTGGTCTGGGGGAGTAAAATTTCTTTCCCCGCCAAACAAAATTTGATGCGCTGCTTCCTTCGGCAAACCTAACTAAGCTGCCACCCACAACAAGGTAAAGCTGATCATTCTCTAGATCGTTAAAACCTGCCGTGGCATGGAAGTCTAATTTAACGAATGAGTTCTTTCCGCCTCTTGGATCGAATATGAAACCCTTGCTCTCCGTTCCGTTGTTGTAGAAAGCGATGTAATGTCCTTCCCACTGGAAGGCAGCTATCGATGACGGTGTGTATTCTTGCCACTGATCTCTGCTTAACATTTGCTCTGTAATCAAATTCAACCCGTTGTCACTCGCCATAACCAATCCGTCTGGAGAGGCATACATTACGAACTCGCCCATATCCACAACAGATCGCTTAGATACACAAGACAAAGAACTGTCTACTTCCATCATAGACATCGATGACGGGTCTAGACCTTGAATGATTGCAGGTTTTTCTTTGGTCAATACTAAAAGACCAGTATTGAGGGGAGCTATTGCAACAATGTCAGACTTGACCGTGAGTTTGTACTCATCAGGAAAAGCGTGAGGCTGAAACGCCTCGCTAAAAGAAACCGTTTGACCCGAGAAACCGGCAAGGATTCCATTAGGCATAGACACAAGTCCAAGCAAAGGTCCGTCTTTGTGGTCTGCCGTCACTTCATCTGGCGGCGCGTCAAACGTTGAGGTCGGAATCTCTTCGCCTAAATTCACCTCCGCTACATTATCAGCAAATGTATCTGTCGCTATAGGAACGTCTGCTACAAACCTATAAGTTCCCCCAGCATCTGTTCGATACACGCGCTTTTTGGCTAATATGTAAGCTCCAGACGGATTAGGGGGAAAGTCTAAGGTTACAGTTTGATCTGAATGAACATCGACCACCTGTGAAGCCTCCGCATCACAGTTAACACCTTCTTCGCCGTAGTAACTAACATATGTAAATATGTACGACCTTGACTGAGGGGTTTCTGTGTCCGCATTAGCGGACTCCGTAGGAGAGATATCTACAGCGGTTAAATCTGCTGGCTTAGGAATTCCTAGCTTGTAGAATGTTCCGTTGCCTATTATGGTGGATGTAGACATTTGCGGAAAGCTAAAACCTGTCAGGTAAATTCTTTCATGCGGGTCTTCAGCTACAGGAGACCTGACAATATCTAGTTCTGAATTGCTTGCTATCCATACGGACGAACTGTACTTAAATATAGTCTTGGTCGATGCGGAGATAGTTCCGGTTGCAAATGATACTGAGCTGCTGGAGTTGCTTTTCCAAGGTTCCAGACGACCAGAATCAAGACGACAGTTGGTTGCTACTTGCGCCATATCATCCGGCAATAAGCGAGCATACACTTTTGGAGCCTGACCGCTAAATGTTTGCAGCTTGAAACCCGTCATTACTTTTTGTCCTTACTATTCATAACACCTTCGAAAGCACCGCCGCCAAAGTAGAACCCGACGATAGTCAGCATGATCCAGTCAATCTTAAAAGCTTCTATAAGATTCTGAACGGGACCAATATTTCTTTCTAAAAAAAACAAAACTAAAACCATAAGGTAAGAACCAACGAAGGTGAAACCGAAGATCAAAGCCAAGTATCTCTGGGCAACCTTAAATGGGGCGTAACTGCTCAGAAGGTCTGTCTTTGCTTTTGTCTTAGCCTCTATCGCTTCTGTTTCTGAAGTGTGCATGCCGTCAATAAGGTCCAAGCCTTTACTTATAACGTCACTGTTCCCCAGTATCGCCGACAAGATTCCCATTACGAATTCCCGAAAGTTGATTTCTTCAATCTAATAAGCACTATTCAATTACGCCCATGCTCATTTTGTTAGCTACGCCCAAAGCAACTTCACCGATACGAACAGCGGTAGCGTCAGCATCATATGCACCGTCAGCATCTAAGCAGACGTTGACGGACCGCTCATGAGTTTTGCTCGTTTCGCTGCATGTAAAACGCACTTTTACATCTATGCAAGCTGACTCTTCAGTTATAGTCTCACCCTCGTTCTCAGGGTCAGGCATTTCACTTGCGCGAGTGCCGGTGAATTCTTCTAAAAGTTCGTGTGTTATTGCCATTA